CGTGTCATGAGCACAATTTGACATAGGATGAAGCTGCTGAGATTCTGAATGATGCAACAGGTTCTAACTATGGTGAATGTCGCTATCGTAAGACCTATAAAGCATGGAAGGCTGGCTATGACTATGCGCTTGAGCATGAATGCGGAGACACCGTGGCTAATGATATCCAACGTTTGAAGATTGAACAGGTTAAGATACGAGATGAACGGGCTGCAACAAACAAGGTTTATCGAGATATTGCGCGTGCTGAATCTATTAAGGATATTATCTCAAGTGCTATTGTGCCCTACGACAAGAATGATTTCCTGAATATTGTACAGTACGAAGGCAGCGGACATGACTTAATTGTGTGCTTATCTGACCTACATACAGGTGCTGGCATTGACTCCGCATGGAACAAGTTTGATAAGGAAATTTTAAAGGCAAGGGTAGAAAGCTATGTCACTCAGGTATTTAATATTGTTGAGCGACATGCTGCTGAGAAAATCCATGTTCTGCTACTTGGAGACCTTATCAATGGCCATATTCATATTAACACTCGTGTTCAAAACAATGAAAATAGTATCGAGCAGGTTATGACGGCCGCAGAGTTGGTGAGCAACTTTGTAGCAGAATTATACGAAGTATGCCAACATATTGATGTGTATTCCGTCAGCGGTAATCATTCACGGGTTTTCCCAAACAAAGACGAACAAGTTGTAGGAGATGAACTCGAAGCGCTGATCCCGTTCTATATGAAGGCACGGCTACAGAATCTGGCTGGCATTGAAGTAAAAACAGATAAGCTTGATCCTACGTTTGGTGGATTTAAGGCTCGTAATAGTCTAGTGATGTATGCGCATGGAGATAAAGACTCCCCTTCTAACGTTGTCGAACACTTGACAATGATGGTAAAACAGCCGATTGATCTAGTCTTCCTCGGACATCGCCATACAAACGGAATGACAACTGTGCACGGTACAAAGGTTATTGAAAGTGGCTGCGTATGTGGTACTGATAGTTTCGCGGTTGGGCTTCGTAAAAATGATGTTCCGCAGCAGGCCGTTGCCGTGATTGATGATGGCGGTCTGGAGTGTTTGTATGATGTCAAGCTAGAGAAGCCAGCAAAGATAGTAATTTAACAGATTTAGACGCTCTAGGCTTAACCGCTCAGGGCGTTTTATATTGTAGAGGAGAATTATTATGGACGACATTTGTTCTGTTTTGGCAGGTTTCAAACACGATTCTGTTTATGCTGATCCTGATAAGGACATTGAAACCAGTCTTAAAGAACTAGGGATTGATATTAGAAACGATAATGGCAAATTGAAAACGACATATCAGATCCTAAAAGAATTGTCAGATAAATTCAACAATAGTTAAATAAACGGCTCGTCCGAAAGGCGAGCTTTATATGTCGCAGGTGACAGTGCCGGTGTACTGGCCAGCCTCATAAGCTGAGACAAGGAGAAATCCAGATGCGTTCGACTCGCATACCTGTACCCATGAAATTAAATTGTAAAGGAGGTTCCAGAATTCAAAGATGGAAGAAAAATTTCATAAAGAATTAGGAGGCGATTACTTCTATTGTTATTCCCGCCGTTGTGCATTTTTTATTCGTGCAATGGGAATTTTCTATGAAGAGATTGGTGAGCATCCAACTACGGGATCTGTATATACAAAGTTCCACAAAACAAAGAAGCTCAATGAAATCTTAAAGCTGTGGGATGATATCAAGTATCGCTTCGACAATATGTCAGATGACGGAACGGTGGTGAAGGACCATGGCCAGAACTGCCGCTGAAAAGAAATCGCCACGCATTAAGGTCCCTGCCTCATGGAGTGGTGGTAAATGTATGTGCTGCGGAAAGATCTATGATGTGCGCAAGGGAAACTTCTCAAAGACGCAGAGTCAGTGGTTTATGGGTAACGATGGATATTTGCCGTGGTGCAACGAGTGCAAAGAAGAAATGTTCAACTTCTATGTAAAGAAATATGGAGACGAGAACGAAGCGATCAAGCGACTTGCTATGCTATTTGATATGTTTTACTGTGACGGGCTTCTTGAAGCTGCAGATCATTCTACTCCAGGCTCTCCAAAGATAAATACGTATATGGGACGCCTTAATATGCGCCAACATGCCGGAAAGTCTTACGATGATACATTGGATCAGGAAAAGAAGGACGCTTTAGCTTCTGGTCACACTGGCAACACAAAGATCACTCAGAAGATGATTCGATTCTAGGGTGCTGGTCTGGAAGAACAGGATTATTTATTTCTTGAGGATCACTATCAGAATCTTATTACACGACACGAGTGTAAAACCGCTGCACAGGAAATTCTCTTCAAGCGTATTGCGAAGGGAGAGCTTAACTGTGAGAAGGCAGATGCCACAGGTGATACAAAGAAAATCAAGGAAGCCAATGATAACCTACAGAATCTAATGGGTTCAGCTCAGATCAAGCCGAACCAGACGAATGATAACGCACTGGCTGAGACGAATACTTTTGGCACGCTAATTCAGAAATAGGAAGAGGAAGAGCCGATTCCAGAACCGTCGCCCGAGTGGCAGGACGTTGATAATATCGGTAAGTATTTCAGAGTATAGGTGCTGGGCACTTTGCTTAAGATGTTCAACTTAAAGAATCCATATCAAGACGAATTTGATGAAGAGTTTGAACGATATACTGCTCATAAACCAGAAACAAATGAGGATGATGCCACAGATACCAGCCTCCGCGAAACTATTTTTGGTATTGGCGAAGGCGGTGGTTCCGCATGAGTAAAGAGAAATTAACAGATAAGGAAGTAGCGAATACAAAATCAGAAAAGATAATGAACGCAGTAGCTTTAAGAGCATCTTTTTATCGAGCGAATCCTCAGCGGTTTGCAAAAGATTATTTAAATCTGACATTGAAACCATTCCAAGAGCTACTATTGTTTTTGATGGTGAGATGCACAGGTTTCTGCTAGGTCGCCGCACGCGGGTTGGGCAAGTCCTTTTTGACAGCAGTTTTTTGCGTTATCACATGTATTTTGTGGCCTGGTTCCAAAGTCTGTATTGCGTGTAAAGTGCGAAGTCAGTCCATTAGTATTTTGGACGAAAAAATAATGAAAGAAATCTATCCGAACAGCCCACTATTAAGAGCTGAGATAAAAAAAGTAGATATCAATAATCAAAAAGCAGAAATAATATTTAGAAACGGTAGCTACATCAAAGTCGTTACTGCAACAGACTCATCACGAGGTTCGCGTGCGACTTTATTGGTAAACAAACATGCCAGATTTTATAGAAACATAAAACCTAGACTGGGCAAAATCGGTAAATGCTAAAAATTTATTTGAAGGAAGGAATAATTATAGCTAAGGTAAATCCGCGAAAGAGAACGAAAGAACAATTCCAATATCTACTAGATGAGAAATTTGGACCAATTTATGAAGTCACTGGAGAGTACGTTGATAGCCAGACAAAAGTCGGGTTACTTTGCAAGGTGTGTGGAAATATATTTTATAAAGTACCTAATAAAATGACTTCCTGTGGCGAGGGCTGCTATTTTTGTAGTAAGAAAAATTGGCACAAAACAACCGAAAGCTTTCAAAAAGAGTTAGACAATAGATTCCCAAACACATACGAAGTTTTGACTGAATATGTAAAAGCACGGAAACCTCTTTTGGTGAAACGGATTTCATGTGGACATATTTATAAAGTATCACCTGATAATTTGTTGCGTGGAAAAGGTTGCGCTTTATGTACAATACGTCAATCTCATTATATGGATATCGTTGAAGACTATTTTAAGAAACACAATATTATTTTTGAAAAAGAAAAAAGATTTGACGATTGCCGTAATATTCGCGTTTTACCTTTCGATTATTATATTCCAGATAAGAATTTATGTATCGAGGTCGATGGTGAATTTCATTATCCACATGTCACATACGAAAAAAGTGATTAGACACTCAAAGGTGCTTCCCAGTAGGAGGCAGTCCATGAGCGTGATTTAATTAAAACCGCATACTGTGAACAAAATGGAATTGATTTACTACGACTTCCATATTTTGAAGAGAAAAATTTTGAAAAAATTCTTGATGATAAATTCAATGCTAATACCGAGATAAATGAAGAAATTTCGCAAGGTTCTTCATCATTGTAACGCATAGGAGATGAATAAATATAATTCTCCCACGAGTGTCCAGCACAACAGTATATAGGACTGTTCGCAGAAATGCGCCTAACGTTAAACGAGGGTGAAAATATATGCTGACCTTACAGGAAACTGTAAGAATCGTTGGATAAAAAGCCGACGAGTTAACATATTGGTGTGATGAGTACCGTTTACTTTCTAAAGATGTTATTGATTTGATCTTGAAGAAGTTCCTGAATATTGTTCGTCATCCTGGATATTTGGACAAGCCACAATATGCACATCTTGCAGAGCGAAACAAAGAATTCTACTTAAGTTCTGCTTGGTTCCAAAACCATTGGAGCTATGAAAAATGTCAGGACTACTTCGTAAATATGATCGACTTTAATAAAAAATATTTCTGCGTATCTTTCCCATATCAAATGTCAATTAAGAGTGGTTTGCTGCTGAAAGAAGCTGTAGAGGACGAAATGAGTGAATCCAGTTTTTCTGATTTGACATTTGCAATGGAGAATGAATGTAAGTGGCTTGGTGCTACTGAAGGTGGGCTATTCCAATTTGATGACATCAATAAAACGCGCGTCATTGAAAAGGCGTTCTACGCACCGAATCTTTTACTTAATCAAGCTGCTATGGACGTACCAAAGAGGAAAAATGGCGAGGTACGAATTCTTACCGCTGATATTGCACTGATGAGTTCCAAGAAAAATGACAACGACGCAACTAGTATCTTTTTGAACTGTATGCTGCCAAATAAATCAGGGCGCTATACGAGTAATTTCGTTTACTCCGAGAATATAGAAGGTATGAGCATT